GTTGCATTGTGGACATTTCATATAATTTATTTTTTATTTGTAAAGCGTTATAATTATAAATAATGTTTTGGATAAGATTGTTGTTTTAATAAACAGTTTTTTTCAAATCGTTTATCTAAAAATTTTATATATCTGAATTGCCTTAAAACCATTTTTTTTAATCTATGTCGGTTATCATCAAAATATTTTTTTTTTAAGTTTCCTTTTCTATCTTTTCTGTTTACTTCTATGTTGTGATATACAACACCATCTAATTCATAAAAAACCGTGTTATGTTCTCCATAATAATTAAAACTACAAGCTTGATACACAACACCAAAACGCTTGCATCTTTCGTCTGCAAAAGATTGTATCCATTTAATATCACTATACTTTTTTTTTATCAATTTTATACTATATGAAATAGCTTTACTTGCCGTATTTTTAGGCGCATTGTCATTTATCCACATTCTGTTCAATTCCATAGCATTGCAAGAATTTCCTCCTGAAACTATTTTGCTATGATAAGAAGCATTAAACAAATGTCCAAACATTAAAACTCCTACCATACAATTATCTATAAAAATACCTATATTCAAATAACCATTTGGAGTGACTTTTTTACTATAATGATTTTTTTTAATTACGTCTACTGCTTTTTTTCTTTTTATTATTTTTACGCAAAATTCAGAAGTTCCATATCCAATAATTTCTTCATTCCCAAAAAGTTTCTTTTGGTTGCTATATATTACTTTATGATTTACTTTCATAATTCTAATTTAGCATCGTTAATAATTTCTTTTAGCTTGTCTATTTCGTGTTTATGTTCTGCTATTATTATCTGATTTCTAAGATTAGCTTTACATTCTAAATAGTATTCTTCTTCAAACTTCATAAAAACGGAATAAAAGTGTTCTATGTCTTCTAAGCTTTCTTTCATAGAATTTATTAAGTCTGTTCTGCTTTCGTGTTTTTCTACAAGTTCGTCTAAACTATCTTTAAACTTTATAATCGTAGTCTTTAGGTTTATCTTTGCTTTTAATATTTCAAGTGTGTTCATTCTATTTCAAATTTAATTTTTTTTTGCATCGGATGTTTGTCAACTCTTGGTCTTGTTTTACTATTCCAACTGCCACCACCTGCTTCGCCTATACACTTCCAATTAGAAGCTTTTAAACTTGCACCTGTTTCTTCGTTAAGAATGTAGGTAATTAACTTTTTATAACCTAAATTTTTTGCAACTCTCCAACAAGCAGAATACAACATACTACAAGCGTTTTTAGTGCCGTCAGTACATAACCTATTAACTTCTAATGTCCATCCATTATCTAATGTTCTTGCTACAGGTCTGCCTACCATAGCAACGCCAACTATTTGGTTATCTTTTGCAGCTGCAACTTGAAATATACTGCCTACAGGTGCTTTATGATGCCTATGGTTTTGATTGATATACGCTTTTGCTTCGTCTTGTTTAATCGGCACAATATGCAACTTATTTTTCATTGGCGTATATTTTGTTGTAAATATTTGGTGCAGGATTCTCTTGCTCATAATATAGGAATTTTTCTTTGTCAAACCATAATTCAAGTCTACCTATTTGACCTGCAGAACGTGGCTTAATTTTATTGAAGTTTATAGTTGCTTGATTAAAACTTAAGTCTTCACGATGTACTGTAATCATACACTTACCACTATTAAACCATTCAGAACCACCTTTTAAGTCATAAGGTGAAGGTACACTTCTTTTGCCGTTTATCTTTTCTGTAAGCTTTGGGTGTATAATGGTGTGTAAGTGTAATTCGTTGTCTTCTGCTATTTGGTTTCTATATGGTAGCACTACTTCTAAATATTGTGCGTAGCCTCCGTATTCGTGGTATGGGTGGCTAAGGTCTTTCCAACTATCTATACTTGCAGTTTGTAATCCGCTTTTCTGTTTAAGTTCTACTGCATAGTCATAAAACTGAAACGGTGTCATTTTTGCTTTTACATCCTTTTTAGTTAGTATGTTAAAGTGTTGAAATATCCAATCTAAACTGTTTGTTATTTCACGATCTTTAATTACGTTTTTTTCTAATGGATTAAAACTTTTACCTGTAAGCTTATGTATTAAGTCTGCTACTATTTCAACATTGCTTCCTACATCGGGAAAGTAAACTAAATGCTTCCAACCATAAAACTTTGATGTATTTAGTAAACATTCCATAAGCACTTGCGTTTTTCCGCTCATTGGGAATCCTGTCCAATCTGTGCAGTTGCCTAATTGCATACTGTAAAATTCGTCTAAACTTTCCCAACCTAAAAACTTACCTTTGTTATTATAGTTATCTCTATGCTTATAAATTTTGTCTATTATGTCTGATGTTTCTGTAACCTTATAACCTTTTAGTCCCACGGTGCTTTAAATTTATTAAGTGTTTGTACTTCTTCTTTTGTCTGTTCTTTCTTTAACCAATTCTTTGCAGTCAAATATAATGATTTGTATTTCTTGTTGTTTTTAAAGTTCTCTATGCTATCTAAACACGAATCTATCTGCTGCTTAGTGTAGTCTGCTTCTAACTTGTTAAATTGATCAACAGACATAGACAAATGTGCGAAGCTTCTATATGTATCTTTTACATTAACACTTACACTAACACTATCGGTTATTTTTGTTATCGGTTTATAACAAGTGTTATCGTTGTTATCTTTTGCCCATCTTTTAGCCATTCCTTTCTTACCTGCTTCACTTTTCTTTTTGCGTATCTGTTCGTATTTTCGTAGGTCACGTTTTAAGTTTTGTTTGATTGGTTCAAAACAAACTTCTGTAAGTAAGTCTTCTGTAGTTGGGTTTAAGTCGTTAACGTATTCTAAAACGTGCTTAAACAACTTACCTGCTTGATCATCACTTAGCTTTTGAACGGTGTGTATTAAGTCGCAGTAAAGTAAAAAGCTTTTCTTATTGTCTGCCATATATTATTGAAAAAAAAGTGCAACGCTTTCGGTGGGTAGGAACACTTACTAACGTCACACTTAAAAAATTTGATTGTCCTACCAACATTGCAAATATAATTAAATTTCGTACAAATTATTATCTAACCTTCTTTTAATTATGTCTAAGTCGTTAATTGTAGTTGCTTTTCTTACGTCTTTCTCTAGGTTGTACGTTTTCTTTGGTACAGGTATTTCACCAAAGATTTGTTCGTATTCTTCTGTGTCTACTTTTAGCATTGCATCGTTTGACTTTGTTAAGTCTTTATAACGTTTTATGCCGTGAATGATCGTAGCGTGGTTTCTATTAAAAAACGAACCTATTTTCTGAAAAGGCATTCCGTGTTTTCGCATAATAGAATACATATACATTCTCCTGTGTATTAAAGGTGAGTAACGTTCTTTACTATTAAGTCCGTCTTTCTCTATGACCTGTTTAATTAAGTCTTCCATATATCCAAGTTATTAGTGCGCAGTAAATTATTTCTATTAGTCGCATATTTCAATTTTTATTATAAGTCCTTTCCACAAGTTAAAAGCGTTTATTGCATCGTGTTTGTTGTATGCTTTTAAATATTTAATTGCATAGCTTACAGGTGCGCTTGTGTCGCTTCCTGCGTATTGTTTGTACGTTATTCTGTAAGTGTTTAACATTTCTTCACGTTTTAGTAAGTAATCAAAATATAGACTGTCGTTAAAGTTGTCCCAAAATTCAAGTTTAAATGGTTCATTCATCTTCTTTGTTTTGGTTTAATACATAAATACATATATTTAAAATACGCTTTTGGTAATCGTGTGTAATAGTACCAATTTGAATATCCTTTCATATAACTTTTGCTTTCTTTAAAAAAAAACTTGTGCGCTTCTATTATTTTATTCATCTTCTTTGTTTTAATTGTGTTCGTTCAACATTCGTTCAAGTTCTGAGCATATATCTTGCTTAGAATAGTATAGTGTGCCTTTACATTCTAAAGTGTCCATTCTTACAAACGTTGTTGTTTGTTCGTGTTCTTCGTATTGTATTTCGTCAGTAAAGCCGTTGAAGCTTACTGCTTCTTCTTGCCAATACGTTTCTGTTTCTATGCAAACACGAAATTCTGTATCGTGTATTCCAAACTCTACTATTTCGTCTTCGTTCTTAAATATTTCTATTTCTCCTTTCATTATCCAAATATTAAAATAGTGTAGTAATACATTGTAGCCAAAAAGCATAAAAATATTATGCCGTAGATTGTGTCTTTTAGTTCGTCTTTCATTATTTAAGTGTGTTAAGTTGTTTAGTAAATCTTTCGTTTAGTCTGCCTATGCACATACCGTATATAATTATGTTGTGCTCGTTTTTCTTGTTTATGTAAGGAAATTCTAAGCCAAGACCTATACCGTTAGACCATTCTGCTTCGTCTATTCTTTTCTCAAAGTGTTGTATTGCTTCTTCAATTTCAATAAGCAATTCAAGTTTTTCTGTTCTTTTCATAAGTGTTGTTTTTTATAATGTTTATTTTGTTTTCTCTATATATGTATTAAACCAATTTATTATATTTTTAGCACCTTCGCAATGCATAGAATTACAATAGTTCTCTGAACAAACCCAATTGTCATTAAGGTCTATCCAATAATCTTGGTTATGGTCTTCTGTGTATAACTCACGAACCGCTTCGTGTTGCTCTAATTGTTTTAGTGTTTTAACTTTTTTAATAGTCATTGTGTGTGTTTTTTTAAGTGTGTTACTGTTTTTGTATACACAAATCTAATCATTCTTTTCTAATTATCAACAATAAAAAGCAAGTTTTTAACAAAATA